CTGTAACTCGTCAAGTCTACGTCTAGGAACTTCTTCTGGTTTAAAGCCTCTTTGAATGAATGCAGATATCGGGAGACGGTAGTAGATAGCTCCATTTTCCATAATACAATGAAAAAGGATACTACGCCCTGTAATAGCCGATAGACCAAAGATAATGCAGTCTTCAACTTCTCCATGATGTTTCTTAAGGTCATAGAGATATTCCTTTCTTATCTGTGCATATTCCGGCGGTATGTTCGCATTTAAATAAGCCATAATAAATCCTCATTTTATGTTGCCCCAGTTAGCACCATCTTCATAATCTACTTTGTTAGGTACTTCAAGTGTGACTGTTGACTCCATGATTTGTTTTATCTTATCAGCTTCTTTCTTATTTTGCACAGAAATATCTAGCTCATCGTGAACTTGTAGATGAGGTATGATACCCTCTGCATGAAGATCTATCATAGCCTTTTTTGTCATGTCTGCTGCAGATCCTTGTATTAGTCTGTTCAAAGCTTTGTATGTATATGCTCTTCTGATCCCTGGTCCGTGTTCCGCGAGTGCTGCATCGTGAGGCAAAGGCTTGTGGATACCGAACTGATTAGGCTCCCATAAATGAAACCTGCATAATCTACCTAGTAATGTTCTAACTTTACCAGCGCTCTGAGCTCTGTCCATAACAGCATTCATCAGCTGTTTAACAAAAGGTACCTTACCATGATACTGTTTAAATAATTCTTCGGCTTGTAATTTATTTACGCCAAGCTCTGCTTGTAGTTTATTCTTACCCATACCATAAAACATACCAAGATTAATTGTTTTAGCTTGAAATCTACCGATACCAGCCATATCTGCTACAATCTGATGGAAGTCTGCATTTTCATTCTTATATGCATCAACAACATCTTCAACAGAAAAGAATCCTTGTAATGCTGCATAGTGAACTAATAGTCTTGGCTCTTGTTGATTATAATCAAAGCAGCCCCACTTACAGTTTTCCTCAGGAATAAAAAGACTTCTGATCCGTGGTCCGAGGTCTTTGTTTCTTGCTGGGATCTGCTGTAAGTTTGGATTGTTCATACTGAACCTGCCTGTTACAGTGCCACCACTATCACCACGTAATTGGTTTATCTCTGCATGTATTCTACCTTTGTGAGAATGTTTTAATATTGTATCTATGAATGTTGTATGTGCTTTGTTAATCTCTCTTGCTTTTGCAATGGCCTGTACAATCTTGTGTGGGTGATTAGCTAAGAAGTTTTTAGTGAAGCTTGGTGCCTGTGTCTTTGCTGTTCTATCGTATGGTAGTCCTAATTTATCAAAGATCTTTGCAATAGATCTTGCAGCGAATAACTGCACATCTATTCCTGTTTCTGAGTATATACCACCTAATAATCTCTTCTCATCTTCAACCATTCTTTCTTTTTCAATGGCTGCTTTTTCTTGGTCTACACGCACACCAAGATATCTCATGTCAACAAGAACAGGAAACAATTTAGTTTCCATGGCGAATATAGCTTCTATGTCCTGGTGTAAAATTTCTTTTTTTAATTCTTGCCACAACTCCAATGTGAGTTGGGCGTCACGCTCCGCGTAAGCTCCAACGTACATGGCTGGTAGTTTGTACATCTCTGCTTTTGGATCTACACCCCAAGACTTTGCAGCTTCATATAATGCTGTTTCGTCTTTACCTTTACCAAGATAGTCTCTTGATATACCATTTAAATCATATCTAAATCTGTTCTCGTCCACTAGTGATGCAGCTATCATAGTATCCACGATCTGACCTTGTATCTTTATGCCTAATCTTCTCAACCAGCATACGTCATACATTGCATTGTGAAATATTTTTGTTGAGTCTGTTTTCATTTGATCTTGAAACCAATTAAGGACCATCTTACGATCCATATTACCACCACCCTCGTGTGCAATGGGATAATATGCACACCAATCGTGTGTAGCCAATGATATACCAACCACATCACCCACACCTACAACAGATCCAGATCCCATTCTTTCGTTTAGGTTTGGATCCTTTGTCTCCAAGTCGATAGCTATCTCATCATACTTGTCCAGATTTGGAAAGTCTGTGGGAGGTAGCCACTCTGTTTGTGGTTTAAATAAAGGAGTCTTCATTATCTTTCTTCCATCTTTTATGTCCTTCTAACCAATCTTCTATTTCTTCATCTTCATGTTTACACTCACCAGCTATTGCCATGTAAGCTGCTGCATCTACATATGTGTCTGATGTTGGTCGACCAAATTTAGTTCTTGCCACTTTTAACAAAGCCATCATTACAGCAGCGTCGTGTGCTGTGATTTCTTTATCTAAATATGCTGTCCATAGTTTTGCTATGTTTGCATGATTCTGTATTTTATCGCCATAGGTTTTTGCTCTAGGTCCAGCAATTAATTCTTTTGCTAACTCTAATGCATCTTCTGTTTTCATATTTTATATCCTTTGTATATGTCTTTTGGTCTGATGACGTGTAAATGATTTTTAGTTCTAGTCGCACCAACATAGAATAATCTATTTTCATCATCAGGATTGTTTTCGTAGTTTCTTTGTGTGTTTCTAGATAAGTCAGTCAAGAGAACTACGTTATCTTGCTCACCACCTTTAACTCCATGTATTGTAGATAAAATTATTCTTGGAGCTGAATTTAATTTCTCACCGTTTTCCCTCATACGTCTTATATACCTCACTTTTTTCTGTGGTGCATCATCAAAAGCTTCAAACCAAATTTTATCTGTCTTGAGCCATCCTCTTTCTCTAAGACCAGACATTTTATAGTTTGCATCTTTGTTCATGTATTTAAGAGCCTGCTTCTCAAAATGTTTTTGAGTCATGTATGAAGATATTCTTTCAACTTGTTCATAGTTTATATCCACATCTTTACGTAGATTTTCCCAGTCTGTTATCGCTTTGTACAAGTCTTGTTCTCTGTTTGTTTTAAATTTGTTCTCATAATACAATCCACGGGAGTACAATTGCTCTTCTAATTCATTTAACATAAATCTAGTCCTAGCTAGCACTAGCCAGTTTCCTTGTTTCATGTTAACTTGTTCAAAGTCATCGTAATATGAAAGCAATCCTCTTTGTATTTTTGGTCGCCACTCTTTTGGTAGTCGGTTTTGTATCTTATTTACTATGCTTGATGCCACATCATGAACTACCTGCGGTATTCGGTATGACTGTGTCAACTGCATTATCTTTCCCGTTTGTGTTATAAAACTATCTACATCTGCACCAGCCCATCTAAATATAGCCTGGTCATCATCACCAGCAATAAAAGTATCCCCTGTTTTATCCCATATTGACCTTGCCATATCCCATTGGGATAATGATAGATCCTGTGCTTCGTCTATAAATACAACATCAAACTTTGGAGATTTGTCTGATTTAACAAACTCTGTAATCATGTCTGTAAAATCTATTAAATTGTATTCTTTTTTGTATTGATTAAGATCGTATACAAACTGTTTGAGTTGTCCTATCTCTATGTCTTGTGTGTGTTCTTTTAAATTATATTGTTGTTCTGGTGTAATACCACGTAGTTTAGCTAATTGTATAATACGTAATAAATCACTTTTAGTTGTAAATAGTCCTGTGTGTTCGTTATCATATTCGTTGTAATCTAAACTATAACCTGTCTTCTTACCTAGATCTTCATAGTGTCTACGTTGTAAAACATCTTCTTTCTTAATACCAAGTCTTCTAAAAGCAAGAGAGTGCAGTGTTCTAAAGTATGGTAGATCTTTCTCACTTAAATTAAATTTAGACATAGCTCTATCTCTAGCTTCATGTGCAGCTTTTTGTGTAAAAGAAAAATAACCTATTTTATCAGGGTCGGTTTGTTTTAAATATCTATCAACTTCATTAAGGAGTGTGGTGGTCTTACCTGTACCAGGTGGACCCAATACAATAGTTTTCAAAACGCATCCTCCTTTTTAAATTTTCTTTCTTTAATTTTTAATTGTTCTTTTTCAAATTGTTTTAATTTTATGACAGATAATTTTTTCTTACCTATGTTCATTCTAATGTGATCACATCCACAGTGCTCTAGCAGCCAAAGTATCGTAATATCATACTTTTCTGTCCATTTGTGTCTGTGTAAAAACTTATGATAAAAATGTGTAAAGATAAAATGATGGTGGTCATCTTTGTTCCAAACATTACCAGATTCCATATCTTCTTTTGTTGATCCTTCTGCTGTTCTACTTGTGCAATAGTTCTCTAGATGTTGTGCTAGCTGCTCTAGTTTAGATGCGCCTGTTGGTGCTTCTATAATTTCTGGATTTAACATTAACAAAGAAACCATATCTTTGTAGTCTTTTGGTTTTAGTGTTGGAGGAAACTTGTGTATTTGGTTCATGCAAGCTCTCACAAAAAGTCTTTGCTCTTGTAATTCTTCTGCTTTTAATTCTACTCTTTCACCATCTACGTTTAATCTAAAAATTTTTGGATCTAATTCTATAATTTGTAAGTCTGATAGTTGTGGAAACATACTCTGTGTACCAATACCATACTTTCTAGTTTTACATAACTGTTTATCACAGTGATTACACATAGGCTCCTCTGTGCATTTGAAACCATAGTCTTTATTATCTTTTCTAAATTTTGTAATCTCGTCATGCCTAAATGGATTTACAAAGTGTTTAAAATTAAATTCATCTAACTTGTCAGTCCAACTATCTGGCCATTTCTTTTTTGCATAAACTCTGTATTGAAACATTACTCTGTCTCTACCATCATCTAATTTTTCTTTTGTTAATGATTCAAGACAAGGTGGTCCGTCATCATACTCTGATGGTGGTCTTTTGATCTGTAAGTCTTGTAATTCTTTTGGTGTGAGAGCGCCAACTTTTACACCATTTAAAAAAGCATCTATTGTAATTGCTTTGCCCGCAGTATCAAAGCAATATCTTGTTGTATTTTTACAATTAAAGTATGGTAAATTTAAAAAATTTCCTGTATCATCTTGCGATTTTAATTCAATTTGTTTTGGAAATACCTCAGCATTACCGAATCCTAAAACAGCACTTAACGACATTAATTTATCTCTCATTAGTTTTGCTGGGACAAAGTCTGTTGTAAACAAAAATATATGTGCACCACCACTTTTAGATCTACAAATAGATAATGGTACGCCTAGTTGTT